TCAGATGCACGCAAAGATTTCTTTGGAATCACAGTAGAAAAAGGTGTTGAGAAGTACAACAAAAACCTAACGCCAAATGACATTGTTTGTTTATTTAGGACTAGCGATGAAAACGGTAAGGCGATTTGGATTGCGTTGCTTAAAGGGAAATTTAATCTTCCGGGAATGGAGGCACAAACAAAAGAAGGCGCACCTGATCCGAAACCAGATACTACAACGGGTAACTTTGTTGCCCGCGGACCAAAAGAGGAAGTGCTTTTGGTCGGGCGCGAGGGTAATAGCGGTTTTAATTTGAATGAATTTTTAAAATGTGTATTTGCCGGCTGCGGTGATGCAGAAATTAAAAAAATACCAATTGCGGAACAAGCAAGTACGGTTATGTAATTTTTAAGGTCGCATTTAAGCTGCGACCTTTTATTTTTGACAAGGAGTAGATATGTACGAAATTACCTTAAAAAAAGGCGGTGTTGATAAGGAATTTAAAAAAGACTTTATCAATGTCGAAGATAATTTGTTGGCTGTTGAGCATCAAGTTAGACAAAGCGCTGTGTTTAGCGATGAGAAAAGACGTTTAGATTCTAAAGCGCATAGAAAACTTAACGAATCTTACTTGCAAATGTTTGTTGATATGTACGCAGGTCAGTTTACCGTTGATGATTTAAAGCAATCTGATATGACCGTTTTAAATACACTTAATGACCTGTACATTGCAGCACTCGGAGGAGAGCAGGAGGAAGACGAAAGCGAAAAAAAGGAACAATAACCCCACAAGAGGCTAAAGAAAACTTACTCTTGTGGATACAGAGCCTTTTGAAAAACGGTTATACCATTTTAGATATTAAAAAAATGCGCTTATCAGACATCGAATTGATGGTACAAGCACTAGAAATTGAAACTGTCGAAAAAGAAGAAGTGATTGAAACGACCTTGGATAAGGCATTCCCATTCCTTTTCGGCTAGAAAGGAGACTAAATGGGGAATATAGGTGATTTAGTAGCAACAGCTACATTAGACATATCACCCTTTATGTCAAACACAAGAAACCTAAAAACNAGCCTTTTGAAAAACGGTTATACCATTTTAGATATTAAAAAAATGCGCTTATCAGACATCGAATTGATGGTACAAGCACTAGAAATTGAAACTGTCGAAAAAGAAGAAGTGATTGAAACGACCTTGGATAAGGCATTCCCATTCCTTTTCGGCTAGAAAGGAGACTAAATGGGGAATATAGGTGATTTAGTAGCAACAGCTACATTAGACATATCACCCTTTATGTCAAACACAAGAAACCTAAAAACCTACATGAAAGGCTTAGATAACTCTTTAAAAGCAGTTGAAAAGAGCTTTCAAGGGCATGGCGGGCGGATTAAAGGTCTTAAAGCGGTCTATGCTGAAACAGGTAGTGCATTAAAAGGTTACCAAGAATTACTAAAAACTCAGTCACAAAAATATAGCGACCTAAAAAAAGAGATAGGTGATGTTAATAACGCTACTGCTGAGCAAAAACAAAAATTAATTGGCGCTAAATCAGCCATGCTAGAAACAGCAGCGCAAGTGGCGGAATTGCAAAACAGATTACGAGCTTTAGCCACTGAAACTAGCGTCTTTACAAGATTTGGTAAAGCTGCTGAAAGAATTGGCGGGAAGATGAAGTCATTCGGCGATTCTGTCGCCGGTGTAGGTGCTGCATTTACAAGAGGAGTTACAGCTCCGATTGTTGCAGGAGCTGGTTATGCTATTAAAGCGGCTGTCGATTATGAATCTGCTTTTGCCGGTGTCAAGAAAACCGTGGATGAAACGGCGACGGTATCCTATGCTAAGTTGTCGCAAGGCATTAGACAAATGGCCAAAGAGTTGCCAGCCAGTGCTGTTGAAATCGCTCACGTTGCAGAAGCAGCAGGTCAATTAGGAGTTAAGACAGGAGATATTCTTAGTTTCTCTCGTACAATGATTGATTTAGGAGAATCTACCAATTTATCTGCAGAGGAAGCGGCGACGTCTATTGCTAAAATTGCAAATATTACAGGTCTAGCATCATCTGAGTATTCGCGTTTTGGAAGTGCTGTCGTTGCGTTAGGGAATAACTTTGCGACAACTGAAAGAGACATTGTTGCAATGACCAATCGTATAGCAGCATCTGGTAAGCTTGCGGGATTAACTAATCAGGAGATGTTAGCTTTAGCTACAGCAATGTCAAGCGTTGGTATAGAGGCGGAGGCTGGTGGTACAGCAATGACTCAATCATTATCAGCTATTGAACGTGCAGTCGCATCTGGAGGCGATAATTTAAATAAATTTGCTCAGATAGCTAACATGTCCTCAGCCGATTTTGCTAGAGCGTGGAAAGAAAAGCCAATTGTCGCATTGCAAGAGTTTATTAAGGGGCTTGGTCAACTTGATAAAAAAGGCGAAAGTGCCACAAAAGTACTTGATGAGTTAGGATTAAGCGGTATTCGCCAGTCTAACATGTTGAAATCATTAGGTTTAGCATCTGAAACATTAGGCAAGGCACTTGGAATTTCCAATAAGGCTTGGAAAGAAAACACGGCGTTGACTGACGAAGCTAACAAACGTTACGAGACAACAGAGTCTAAGCTGAAAATGCTTAAAAACGAAGTCAATGATGTAGCCATAGAATTTGGTGGTCCTTTGGTTGACGCTCTGAGAAACGGGCTCGAAGCAGGGAAGCCAATCATCCAAATGGCGGCTGACTTAGCTAAACAATTTAACTCGCTCGACAAAGAGCAACAACAGCAAATTATCAAGTGGGGACTTATTGCAGCCGCCGCTGGGCCGGCTTTATCTATTTTGGGTAAGGGTATTGGTGTTATCGGCGGAACCATTCAAGCTATCGGCAAGATGAGCAAAGGGATTGGTGCTTTATCTGGTTGGCTACGCACGTTTAAAGCCGGTGCAGTAGCAGCAAGTGGGCAGGCGCAGGTAGCGTTAAGAAAGTGACTGAAGCTTTTGATGATTTGGTCGGAAGTATTGAAAAGTTAGCTCAATCAAAATTAGATAAGAATATAAACTTAGCTAAAAAATTAGGATTGTCAGAAGAAACCATAAATGCTTTGAAATCCAAAACTGAATCAGTAGTTAACAATGTTAAAAGCATGAACACCCAGATTAAAGCAATCATGGAGAAGCACAATGGTGACATGAGCCAGTTGTCAAGCGCTGAAAAAGAACTTGTTTTGCGAAATCAGAGAGAAATGATTATTGCTCAACTTGATTTAATGAAGTTTTCTGCATCAGAAAAGAAAGCTTTAACAGCAGCTTTGAATAACGAGTTAGATGCGCTAAATGCAAGGCAGTTGGAAAAAGTATCTGAAAACACTGTTAAGATGCTCGATAAAGAAAATTCTGCATATAAAACAAAAAAAGCAGAGTTAAAAGAGATTTTGAAGCAATTTGGCAGCGACACTAGTAAATTGAGTGCTGAAGAGTTGGCTGCTAGACAGGAAGTTTTGAATAGACTTACCGAACTTAATATGCAGCACAACCTAAAAACCAAAGCTTTGAATGATCAGTATCTTGCTATCCAGAGGGAGCGAGTCCAACGGTTAAAAGAATCTGGTAAAAGTCAAGAGGAAATCCACCGCGGCATAAGTCAAATGGCGTCAGATATGGCTCAGAAGCTTGGCATTAGCTATGATGACGCTTATCGCAAAATGGCTTACTATACCGAAAAATCCGGTGAAACGTTGAAAGTTTTATCACGTAATACCGCTAATGCTACTGCAGAGGTAGCAGCAGCAAATGCTCAATGGGACAGTTTGTTTACGAGTGATAATCCACAACAAAGTTTAAACGAATTGTTATCAACGGCAGAAGGTTGGAATAGCTTTGAAATCATGGTTAAGAACGCTGATGTTGAACCGACGGGGAGAGCCGCACTTGCTGAAATGCTAGTAGCTGGTGGCCAATGGCAAAACATGACGTTAGAACAGAAAAAATTGGTTGTGGATGGGCAACAGGCCATGATTGAAATTTTTGATAGCAAAGAGTTGTTAGCGCAATGGCAAGTGTTGACACCAGAAGAAAAAGTCTTACTAGCGAAAAACTTAACACAAGAACCAACTATGTCCGCTCAACAAGCTCTTGATAGCGTTAAACAAACAGTACCTGCTGATGTGAATGCTACGGATAAAACAGCAGGTGATACTCAGTCGGCGCAAAGTAAGATTGATAATGTCAAGCAGAAAGCGCCAGCCGATATGAAGGCATCGGATAAGACTGGACCAGATGTTGCAAGCGCCAATAGGGCAGTCAATAGTCCTAAACAAAATAGTCCAGCTGTTATTAGAGCACAAGATAACGCAAGCGGCGTTGCAGAAAATGTTATATGGTCACTGGCTAGAATCCCAAGAAGTGTTACAACAACCATTACAACGTTTGTCCGTAAGATTTTCGGACACGAAAAAGGGACTGATTTCCACCCTGGCGGGTTAGCTGTGGTCAATGACCAAAAAGGGGCGCTATATAGAGAGTTAGTTACCTTACCGACTGGAGAATCATTTATCCCAACTGGTCGAAACGTTATCCTCCCTCTACCGAGAGGGTCAAAAGTTTTAAAGGCCAGCCGAACAAAACAGTTATTCCCGCACTATGCAAATGGAATAGGTTTTGATGATACAAGAATCGCTAGCTTAACAACTCGTCTTAAATCTGTGCAAGATAAAGGAACTGTAGTCGTTAACGCTGATCCACAACTTGCCGAGTTGATTAAGCTGCTTAAAGACAGAGATGACAGAAATGTCACAAACAACTATACACTAAACGCTACTAATAGCAGTAGTTCAGAAGATATGTTTAGTCAAGAAAACATGAGACGGCTAGTCAGAGAATTAGCTTACTACACAAAAGGTGAAGAAGGGAGGTTAGCTTAGTGAGATACATTGAGTTTAACGGAACTAAAAGCAATGATTTAGGTTTGTTGCTAGAACGCGAGCGGTCAATTAAGTCGACAAATAATGACGTTGATTTAATCGAAGTAGCTGGGCTAAACCTATCTTAAAAATCAAAGGTATAGGCAATGGGGTTTTAACCATTAATGGCTTTAAGACAGGGCTGGAAAATGTGCAAGGAGAACTCGTCATAGATATGGAGAGGCATCTGGTCTATAAAGATGTCTTGTCGGCTTGGGATAATATCGTGCGGACAGAGCGCCACCGCATGCCGTTATTTGACGTTGGACAAAATAAAATCTCGTGGACTGGTAGCTTTACAATTACCGCAGTGCCAAACTGGGGGGTTAAAGTATGATACCAGTTTTGTATGAGGCTAAGGAAACCAAGTTTAGGACTTTTGGTCTCGGTGAGATTGCGGATGCTTATGAGGTTAAAGCCACTCGTGAGCGCAATGGTAATTACTCACTGTACATCAAATATCCGCTAGATGGTGTCTTTGCCTCAGTTTTTAAAGAGGAAATGAAGATTAAGTCTGACGCTGGTCGTAGAACCAAATGGCAGACTTTTGAGATTAATCGGGTACTACGAAATAGTAAAGACCACATCGAGATTTTTGCGCGTCATATCTCTATGCGNTTTAGGACTTTTGGTCTCGGTGAGATTGCGGATGCTTATGAGGTTAAAGCCACTCGTGAGCGCAATGGTAATTACTCACTGTACATCAAATATCCGCTAGATGGTGTCTTTGCCTCAGTTTTTAAAGAGGAAATGAAGATTAAGTCTGACGCTGGTCGTAGAACCAAATGGCAGACTTTTGAGATTAATCGGGTACTACGAAATAGTAAAGACCACATCGAGATTTTTGCGCGTCATATCTCTATGCGCACACAGGATATTGCTTTAAAACCGTTTGTAAACGGTGCGAGCGTAGGAGCCGAATCAGCTTTAGAAATCTGGAAGAAAAACCTTGTCGGTGATGATAAGTTTGACGTTAAAAGCGACATCCTAACGCTCGGGAGCTTTAGCTGGGAAGCTGATAAAATCGGCAATGCCCGTGGTGCTCTAGGAGGTGTCGCTGGCTCTATCCTAGATGTTTACGGTGGCGAGTACGAGTTTGACAACCGTACAATCATCTTACGCAAGCAAATGGGGCGTAAAGCTCCCACGGTATTGGAGTATGGCCGTAATATCGTCAGCGTAGAGGAGGAGCGCTTGCTAGATGGCAATTACACCTCTATCTATCCTTACGTAAGATATACGCCACAACCAAAACCGCAAGAGGAAGCCCCTGGTAAGCCGCATGTAGGCGAGCATAAACAACCCGAAGAACAGCTGGTGACATTGCCTGAATTTATCCTAGATGGTCAATATCTCAGCTTATATGCTCAGCGCAGAATCCAAATGGTTGATTTATCAAGTCATTTTAACGATGACAAAAATAAAAAAGAGCCAACAGTCGAAGAAATTAGAAAGTTGGCTCAGAAATACCTTAAGGATAATAACGTAGGCGCCCCTAAAGTCAGCATTGAGGTTGATTATATCGACTTGTCACAAACGCTTGACTATCAAGATTTTAGGGTCATGGAGGAGGTTGAGCTTTGCGACATTGTGCCGCTTTATTATCCAAAGTTTGGCATCACGACTGAGTCTGAAAAAGTAGTTGAGATTGTCTATGACGTCTATACAGATAGCAATCACACAATCAAATTAGGTACGATTGGTCAATCAATCTCTAAAAGTTTGACTGGTGGTGTTTCTGAACGTATTAATGCGTTGGAAAATAATCAAAAGGTAATTACTAACAACCAAAAACAATTTGAACTCAATCTGCCTAAATACCTCAATGACATCAATGGTAAACGCGTTTGGTACGAAAAACCAGATGACAATATTGAGCATAAGATAGGCGACTACTGGTTTGAGAAAAATGGGAAGTATCAGCGCACATGGATTTGGGATGGCAATCAATGGGTCAAAGTACTAGATACAGAGGATTTAAACCCTAACCAACGGGCCTTTGACGAGGCAATGGCTGAAATCGAAAAAGCCAAAAAAGCGCAGGAAGAAATTAACCAGCGTACTGACAAAGAGCTAGAGGAATTCCGAGCCACCCTCAAAAACCTAGCGTTACCAGAGGAAGCGATTAAAAAAATCACAGAGGCTATCAAAGTTGATGACATCCCGTCTATTAAACAAAGCTTTGATGACCTCAAAAACAAAGTCAGTGAAACGAGCGAGACGTCCCGTCTAAACGCCGAAATTTTAGGTAACAACGGTAAGACCCGCTATAACAAAAATTTATTGGTTGGCGACCCTAACCGCACCAAAACCTATGATGAGGATTACATCGAGGTAGAAGCCAACGATGGTGGTTTTAAACGTGGCGAGACGTACACGATTAGCTTTAGCCAGACTTGTGAGCTACTCCAAAAAGTGGCTATCACGCTGACACAGGCTAACAACAAGGGAGTTAAGTTAGTGCTGACACCAACTAAAGCAAAAACGGATGCACAGACGTTTGAGGTCACTAAGGATAAACAGTCTATAGAGGTATATCCTTTAAGTTATACAGGCGTTTTAACTGGTGACTGGTATAAACCTAAGCAAATAGATTTAAACGCCTCAGACACGCAGGAATTGGCTCTAGAGATGGCTTATAAAGAGGTTGTGGATGGTAAGGATGCCGCAATCACAGGGATATGGTCAGACAGCCCACAAATTATATTAGACGGAGGTAAAAAATGACAGAAACTATACCGCTACGAGTCCAATTTAAGCGGATGACTGCCGAAGAATGGACTCGCAGCGATGTCATCTTACTTGAGAGTGAAATAGGCTTTGAGACCGATACAGGATATGCTAAGTTTGGTGATGGTAAAAACCAATTTAGTAAGCTTAAGTACCTTAATAAACCAGATCTAGGTGCGTTTGCACAAAAAGAAGAAACTAATAGTAAAATCACCAAATTAGAATCAAGCAAAGCAGATAAAAACGCTGTTTACTTAAAAGCAGAGTCAAAAATAGAGCTTGACAAGAAATTAAATCTCAAAGGCGGCGTCATGACAGGTCAACTACAGTTTAAACCTAATAAAAGTGGTATTAAACCCTCATCTTCCGTAGGAGGAGCGATTAACATTGATATGTCTAAATCGGAAGGTGCTGGTGTTGTTGTCTATTCTAACAATGATACCAGTGATGGGCCGTTAATGAGCTTGCGGACGGGTAAAGAGACCTTCAATCAATCAGCGCTTTTTGTCGATTACAGCGGTAAGACTAATGCCGTTAATATTGCGATGCGTCAGCCAACCACCCCCAATTTTTCCTCTGCGCTTAATATTACTAGCGGCAATGAAAATGGTAGTGCGATGCAAATTAGAGGCGTCGAAAAAGCATTGGGAACGCTCAAAATCACACACGAAAACCCAAACGTTGAGGCAAATTACGATGAAAACGCTGCAGCGTTATCTATTGATATCGTTAAAAAACAGAAAGGCGGAAAAGGTACTGCTGCTCAAGGAATCTACATTAACTCAACCTCAGGAACGACAGGGAAGTTGCTTAGGATTAGAAATCTTGGTGATGATAAGTTCTACGTCAAGCATGACGGTGGTTTTTATGCCAAGAAAACTTCGCAGATTGATGGCAACCTGAAACTCAAGAATCCCACAGCGGATGATCATGCGGCAACTAAAGCTTATGTTGATAGTGAAGTCAAAAAATTAAAAGCACTCTTAATGGATAAGCAAGTGTAAAGAGGAGGAAATATGAGTAGAGATCCAACGTTGACATTAGACGAGTCAAATCTCGTTATTGGTAAGGATGGACGTGTGCATTACACATTTACCGCAGAGGACGACAACCCAAAAGTCAGACTAGCTAGCAAGTGTCTAGGCACAGCGCATTTTAATCAGCTCATGATTGAGCGAGGAGACCAAGCTACTAGCTATGTTGCGCCAGTAGTAGTTGAGGGTACAGGTAATCCGACTGGACTATTTAAAGACCTCAAAGAGATTAGCTTAGAGCTGACAGATACTGCTAATTCCCAGCTTTGGCCAATGATAAAATCGGTTTACAAGCTGAGATACAAGCAACCGCTCAAGGATTATCACAAAAGTATGATAACGAGCTAAGACAGTTATCGGCTAAGATCACAACAACCTCAAGCGGCACTACAGAGGCCTACGAGAGTAAGCTTGCGGGCTTACGTGCTGAGTTTACTCGTAGTAATCAAGGCATGAGGATAGAGCTCGAGTCTCAAATCAGCGGACTAAGAGCTGTACAGCAGTCAACAGCTAGCCAAATCTCACAAGAGATTAGAGACAGGACAGGTGCTGTCAGTCGTGTGCAGCAAGACCTAGAGAGTTATCAGCGTCGTTTGCAGGATGCGGAAGATAATTACAGTAGCTTAACCCATACAGTTAGAGGTTTGCAGAGTGATGTGGGGTCCCCGACTGGTAAAATCCAATCACGCCTTACTCAACTAGCAGGACAAATTGAGCAGCGGGTTACTAGAGATGGTGTCATGAGTATTATTAGTGGCGCTGGAGACAGCATTAAATTAGCTATCCAAAAGGCTGGCGGCATTAATGCCAAAATGTCTGGTAATGAGATTATCTCAGCAATTAACCTCAACGCCTACGGAGTAACAATCGCAGGTAAACACATCGCTCTCGATGGCAATACGACTGTCAACGGTACCTTTACCACAAAGATAGCAGAGGCTATCAAGATTAGGGCTGATCAGATTATTGCAGGCACGATTGACGCTGCTAGGATTAGAGTGATTAACCTTAACGCAAGTAGTATCGTTGGTTTAGACGCTAACTTTATCAAAGCTAAAATTGGCTATGCTATCACTGATTTGCTTGAGGGTAAAGTTATTAAGGCTCGTAATGGTGCGATGACAATAGACTTGCAAAGCGGTCAAATCAACCATTACACAAATGAGTCAGCCATGAGACGTATCGATAGCAGTACAGCTAGTCAGTTTATAAAGATGACAAAGTCAGGCTTTATATCTGAGATAGGTAACATGCAAGCTGCAATGACGGTTATAGGCTCTAATAGCGATGGGTCAGAAAACCATGAAAATAAAACCTTCGGAGGCATAAGAATTTGGAACGGGAAGTCATCTTATCAATCGACAAGTTTTGTTGAATTAGTTGGTAACCGTGTAGCAATCTATGGAAATAAAAATCGTAGTCCATGGCTCTTTGACTCAACAACGTCAGGATATGCTTACCTTATCCCTCAAAATGACAGAGGTATAAAGCATGTCATAGGGAGAGCTGATCGTAAGATAGACCAAATCCACGTTGGAGATATCTATGTGCAAGGCGAACGTGTAGCCATGATGTTAAAAGATTTAGCACTTAAAATTGGCTATATAGGTACAGGTGGTTGGGCTAACCGCATAGGATAAATTAGGAGAAACAATGCAAGAAAAATTATTAGGTAAAATTATTAACGATTTAGCACTTAAAGTTGCTAATTTAACGCTAGAAAATGCTCAATTAAAAGCACAGCATGAAATCGAATTGGAAGAACTAAACGCACAATTGGATGAAGCAACAGCACCGAAGGAAGAAGGTAAATAAACATGAGAAATTGGAAAGTAACAGGAAAATATCCACAACTTGATGGCACAGGAGCAGTCGCAAGCACACATATTATTATCGCTGCTGAGGATGGAGCTGTTATCCCGCAACTTATTAAGCAAGACTTAACCTCAACTAATGACACAGAGATTATCAAAGCCGCTTTGGAAGAATTTAAAAAATCTGAATACGTTGAAATTGCAATGGGCGAAGCCGTGCAAAAAGTAGACGACCTTGAAAAAATCTCACAGGAAACCGCTAAGACCGCTAAAACAGCCCAAACAGCCGCAGGATTAGCTAAGGTGTCCGCAGAGCGTACACAGCGAATGATTAACTTGCAAACCATCCACGTATTGACAAGTGGTGGGAACGTTGAACCCGATATCTACAAAGGTATGTTAGAGCTTATTGAGCCTGCTAAACAAGGCGAGTATCAGGCTTATGACGTGTTTACTGTTGTAGATGAGTCGCACGAAGATCAAGCGGTAGAAGGGAACCTTGTCTTTGTACATGTCAACGAGCCGTTTACTTATGAGGCGCAAACTCTTAAAGATTTGGAATCAGAGGATAAAGTCACAGTTATTAAATATGCGGATTTGGTTAAACAAGATTAGAGGTGGTTAGATGATAGATTTTGTACAAATTGGTGCTTTTTGTGGCGCTGCTTTGTCTATCTTGGGTGTTTGGGGATTTATCGTCAATCCCTTTAAAAAAGCCATGGAAGCTAATGAGTTTGCCATGGCTCAACTCAAGGACTCAATTAAGGAGTTAGCTTATGAGCTTAAAAATCTTGATCGTGAACGTGAGATTACCAAAAAAATTATCGACAGACACGAGGAGCGTTTAGGTCGCGTAGAAGACGAAGTTATTATCAACAAGGAGCGTATTATTACGCTATTTAAAAAAGGAGAAGAAAAATGAATAACTGGTTTAAAAAAGTAGCAATTAAAACAATTAAAACAATGGCACAAACGGCCGTTGGTCTAATCGGGTCAAGCGTGTTAATCACGGATATTAATTGGCCAACAATGTTGTCAGCAGTGCTGTTGTCAGGACTAACATGTATCCTGATGAATGTGTCACAAATCAAGGAAGAGGAATAGGTCATGCGAGCAATCACACGATTAGCATTAGTTATAGCAATCGCAATACTGTATGTGCCATTATCTGTGGTTGCTTTGATTTTTTATCCATATTGATGGATCGCTTGGTGCGCAATGTTGGGATGGCTACGCAGACTACTGTAAGTATCTAGGACTGCCATACGCAAACTGTACAAATACAGGATATGCAAGGGATATATGGGAACAACGTCACAAAAATGGTATTTTAAACTACTTTGACGAAGTAGAGACTATGCAAGCTGGAGATGTCGCAATTTTTATGGTAGTTGCAGGTGTTACACCGTATAGCCATGTGGCTATTTTTGATAGTGATGCAGGTAGTGGATACGGATGGTTTTTAGGTCAAAACCAGGGTGGAGCAAACGGAGCATATAATTTAGTAAAAATACCATATTCAACGACTTATCCTACTGCATTTAGACCAAAAGTTTTTAAAAATGCAGTTACTGTTATAGGTAATATAGGACTAAATAAAGGCGATTATTTTATTGATGTATCAGCTTATCAACAAGCAGACTTAACCGCTACTTGTCAGCAAGCTGGCACTACTAAAACGATTATCAAAGTATCCGAGTCACTCGCTTGGCTGTCTGATAGGCATCAGCAACAAGCTAATACTAGTGACCCTATTGGTTATTATCACTTTGGACGATTTGGAGGAGATAGCAACTTAGCGCAACGAGAAGCAGATTTATTTCTGTCCAATTTACCAACCAAAAAAGTCTCTTACTTAGTCATTGATTATGAAGACTCTGCAAGTGCCGACAAAGAAGCTAACACTAATGCAGTTATTGCGTTTATGGATAAAATTGCAAACGCTGGATATAAGCCTGTTTATTACAGCTATAAACCATTTACGCTTAATAATATTGATTATCAGCAAATTATCGCTAAGTACCCAAACAGCATTTGGATAGCTGGTTATCCAGACTACGAAGTACGAACAGAGCCACTTTGGGAGTTCTTCCCTTCAATGGATGGTGTGCGCTGGTGGCAGTTCACAAGTGTAGGAGTAGCAGGTGGTTTAGATAAAAATATTGTATTATTAGCAGATGATAGTAGCAAAGTGGATATACCTAAGATTGACAAACCACAAAGCCAGCTTACTTTTAATCAAAAGCTAGATACTAACACTAAATTAGACAACTCGAATGTACCTTACTACGAAGCAACCCTTAGAACAGACTATTATGTAGAGTCTAAGCCAAACGCAAGTAGCGCTGATAAAGAATTTATCAAGGCAGGAACTCGTGTAAGAGTCTATGAAAAAGTGAATGGATGGTCACGTATTAACGCTTCTCAGTCTGACCAGTGGGTCGAAGATAAGTATTTATCTAATGCAACACAAGTATAAAATAGGAGGTAAAGCTCCTTTAGATAAGACAAATGCCCTCGCTTTTGCGGGGGCTGTTTTTGTTATAAAGATTTTAATTGTTATTTAAGCATTTTCGTTGATTTTTTTCTTTTTTGTGCTAAAATATTTTGTGATTTCTTATTATTAAAGAAGAATAGGGTACACTTATAAGTGAGAAAAATTGTAAATGTTAATTTTAAAAAGTTTTTAACTTCATCTTTTCTATTGTGGGTATTTATATCAGCTATAATTCCAACGTGTTACGCGTATGAGATGAGTAGTGTGGGAGTTATTAATTTAAGGAATTTATACTCTACATATGATCCAACAGAAGTAAAAGGAAAAATAAATGAAGGTCCGCCATTTTCAGGTAGTTTGTTCTACAAAAATATTCCTTATGGCAATAGTTCGATTGAATTAAAAGTAGAACTTAATAGCGTAGAAAAAGCTAATTTTTTTTCTGGTAAAAGGGTGGATATATTTACTTTGGAGTATTCTCCTCCCTGTAACTCTAATATAAAAAAGAATTCATATGGAGGTATTACTTTAAGCGACGGTAATAGAATTGATAAAAAAAATATACCTGTTAATATTTTCATAGACGGCGTTCAACAAAAATATAGCTATACAGATATAAGTACAGTGAGTACTGATAAGAAAGAGGTTACGATTCAGGAACTTGATGTGAAATCAAGATATTATCTTCAAAAACATTTTAATATATACGGATTCGGTGATGTTAAAGATTTTGGCCGCTCCTCTAGATTTCAATCTGGCTTTGAGGAAGGAAATATTATTTTTCATTTGAATAGTGGAGAGAGAATTTCTTATAATCTTTTTGATACAGGACATGGTGACAGAGAGAGTATGCTAAAAAAATACAGTGATAATAAGACCGCTTATTCTGATCAACTTCATATTGATATATACTTAGTTAAATTTAATAAATAAAACTCTCACTTCTTAAGGAGAAAAAATGAGATATAATTGTCGCTACTCACATATTGATAAGAAAATCTACAGCATGATTATATGTTTGTCATTTCTTTTATATTCCAATGTTGTTCAAGCAAATTCTTATAATACAACCAATAGACATAATCTAGAATCGCTTTATAAGCATGATTCTAACTTGATTGAAGCCGATAGTATAAAAAATTCTCCAGATATTGTAACAAGCCATATGTTGAAATATAGTGTCAAGGATAAAAATTTGTCAGTTTTTTTTGAGAAAGATTGGATATCACAGGAATTCAAAGATAAAGAAGTAGATATTTATGCTCTATCTGCACAAGAGGTTTGTGAATGTCCAGGGAAAAGGTATGAAGCGTTTGGTGGAATTACATTAACTAATTCAGAAAAAAAAGAAATTAAAGTTCCTATAAACGTGTGGGATAAAAGTAAACAACAGCCGCCTATGTTTATTACAGTCAATAAACCGAAAGTAACCGCTCAGGAAGTGGATATAAAAGTTAGAAAGTTATTGATTAAGAAATACGATATCTATAATAACCGGGAACAAAAATACTCTAAAGGAACTGTTACCTTAGATTTAAATTCAGGTAAAGATATTGTTTTTGATTTGTATTATTTTGGCAATGGAGACTTTAATAGCATGCTAAAAATATATTCCAATAACGAGAGAATAGACTCAACTCAATTTCATGTAGATGTGTCAATCAGCTAA